TTTCGCCTTCCGCCATGCCTTGCTCACCTAGTGCGACCTTAACTTCAACCATATCGTCCCCGTTACGTAAACCACCACGAGTAACACGAACATTTTCTTTTCCGTATTTGGTAATGGCTTGTTGTGGGGTCATGCTGGTTTGTTTCCATCGTAGTGATTTTGGATCTTCTTCTTTACCATTAATATACGATGCCTCCGCCATACCCGGATTAACCGATTCGTTTTCCACACTAGTACTCATCATCTTCTTAAGTTTATTAGTTAAGGGATCAACGCGATACTTAATATAGTCAGTTTCTGCTCCGTTATCACCTGTTACACTAAAGATATCTTTTCTACGGTTAAATGTTATACGTAATGTATCATATAGCGGTGCATAAGTTTTATGTAGCTGTTTTGCGTATTGTTTGTCAGTTAGCCGTTTATTTGCTGATGTTGCTGGTCTTGATTTTGCTTGTGGTTGTGGTTGAAATTTAGTATTTCCATAATCAGGATAATGTACACCATCTTCATCTGGATCAGCATAAGTAAGACCATCATCTGGTGTTGATCCAATTGACTGTGAGTCTCGATTCCAATATTGTTTTGATGTTTTGCCGCCCTCTGACATTCCGTGTTCGGTGCAGGTACCAGACTCGCACATAGAACATTCATTAGTATGATCGCACTTGCACTTGCTTTCGTACATACCGCACTCGTTACAAGTTTCTTCTGCTATCTTAACTGGAGTTACACCTTTGGTGTTGCCAGCGACACGAACAGCTTCGTTAGTAGTTGTTTCGGCAAACTGTTTTGCTAATTTATTTTGAACAGCATCAACGCCGGAAAGGATACTACCACGAGCCTCAACACTTTCGTAAATCTTTTTAGCAGCTTCTTTACTAGTTTTAATTTCAGGCTTAGGTTGTAGTGCGGCTAATTTACCTAAGATCGTATATAGGTTGTCATCATGGTGGCTCATTATTTCTTTCCTTTAACTGGGCTGCTGGATATTTTATTTTGCTTGGACATTGGGCTCGTAGTACCCTGTGGGGCGGCGTTGGTATCTTTGCCGGCTTCTTTGCTATCTTCTGCAAATTTAAATTTACGACTTTCTAATTCTTTTAACAAACTGCCGATTCTACTTTGACCTGCTAGTGCTTGTGAGTCTGGCTCATCTTTTAATTCCGTTTCGTCTAGGAGGGCGCCGCTATGGTCTTTGCCACGGGCTTCTGCTTCGTCTGTATAATTAGCTTCGTTTAGATTGCGTACACATATCCAATCTACATTAATTTGGGCACGTTCTTTAATTGTTTGACGCATGGCAATAGCTGTAGTAGGATATGCTACCTTGATATCAAATTGCCAACACTCGCAGGGACCACCCCATTGTGGAAATTCGCGGTGTTCTTGTACCGGCAAGCTCTTTACTGCACTAACACTTTCAAGTTGGAACGCTTCAAGGGCGTTTTTAATCCGCTCCATGACTTCGCCTTTGGGATTTATCCCGGCAAGTTTGATGCGGAATTCGCTCGGCTTGCTTAATTCAAAAATGTAAGTCTGGAATGGTTTCATCGTTATAATCCTATATTCTATATTTAGTCTGATTGGCTCATTTATCCTGCTTGCTAAGTATCTGCTTTAGCAAATCGTTACGATCAAATACTACGCCCTGCCCATCAATTGGTGTATTGGCATTGTTGCCAGAGTCTTTTTTAACCTGGTAATCATGCTTGGCTTTAGCCAACTGTAGTTGTACCATTTTTAATTTCTTATCCAGTTTGGCCGTTTTAGCCGTAATAGCATGTCCCAACATTACTCCCGCTGTTTGTAGTATAACACCACTGAACCGGGGTTCAACATTCATACCAAGATCAATTAAATCTTCTGCTTTACTTTGTGCTAGTTTGGCAAGTTCATCAAGCTCGTCATCACCTGTGTCCAAGTCTTTTACTCGGGGTAATGCGGCATCAATCTTGTCCATTGCAGCATTGACTTCGCTGATAATATCTTTATTTTCATTAACAAATGATGTAGCTTCAGACACGGTAGGATCTATAGGATCATCCGTTGGGGATAAATTAAACAACTCTTCCAATTTTTTAGTCATAGCAATATTTATTTGCTACGGCCCTGGTGGAAAATCATATCTTCGGTTACTACCCTGAATGTCATCCCTTGGGCAGCACACCATTGTTTGGCTGCGGCCCATTTTGCCATATTTAAGATAGCCGCAGCTTGATCGCGAATATTTTTGGCACCTTCAAGCGTGGTTTCTTTTTTGGGTTTAACTTCTATCACTTCAGCATGATTGCCTCCATTGGCATCATTATACATAATAAGGAAATCTGGAACGTATATTGTATTTTTACCAGTTAACGGATTGCGATAGCTAATGTGGACTGCTTCGCTGGCCCATTGCAATATACTAGGATTGTTATCGCAAAATTGCATGAACACAAATTCCCATGAAGACCTGTATGTTGGAGTTTTATTTCCCACGTACTTTTCCGGAAACTGTGGTTGGAATTTACCTTGTGCGTATTTGCCCATAGTTATGCAAGTATAGTTCGAGCTACGTAGGGATTAGTTTTAATTTCACTGCGAGTACCAAGTACGCTAGTTGGTGCTCTATTTGCATTTAAAAATGCAATTAAATATTGATTTAACTGCCCTTTTGGTAATGTTTGAAATTGTGATAATATTGTTAACGGATTTAAGTTTTGCGACATAGCTGTGTACAATACTGCTGAAGCTAAATTTTTTGCCGCTTCTTTATTATCGGAATATTCTTCAAAAAATGCCGTGATAGCATTATCAGCATCAGCTGATACATTAAACGGTATAGAGTAAAAATTATTAAAATATTTTCGTGCATCATTGGCACTCGACTCAACTGATATATTTGGTCCAATTAAATTAGTTGCTGTTGTAATTTTACTCATGTATACTACTCCCAGAATCCTTTTGCAAACGAGGTTAAACTAATGATGTCGGTCTCATTTGCAAGAGCATCAGCGAGATACTTGGTATATTCTGCATTTACAATTGATTCTCTGGTGGCGTCTGTTAGTATCGAGCTACTAAATAACCCAGTTCCGGTTAGTGCTTGGAAATCTGTAGAAAAATTTGTTGCTGCAAAGTTATTAAAACCATCACTAAACGGTTTCACTACTTTATCTGCTAAGAATTTAGCTACTTCTCCTTGAACTTGTCCGGCAATTTTTGTTACCTGTTGATTAATAAAGTTTGTTGCCTGCCCCACTGCAAATTGAATCGCCATATTTTCCGCCGTTGATAATACTGCTTTAGGATTTGCAATTGCTGCGGCAGCGAGCCCAACAATTTGCGTACCATTTTTTCCAAGACCTTTTGTTACTCCACCGATCACTCCATTAGCCAATGTCTGTGCCGATGATCCTATAATGTTGATACCGGCTGCCTGAATTCGCTGACTTACAATTGCAGACGTGGTTAGTCCTTGCGTTAAACTACCCAGACTTGGTATAGAAAGGCCACCGCTATTAATTGGAGTCCTAGCTGAAACGTTTGTCATATTATTTAACGTAGACGAAAAATAATTACCATAATTGGTTTTGTCTTGTGCTGGTAATACATCTGTTCTTGACCCCACCGAAGTAATAGAATTTGCTAAGTCGGTTATAATATCGTTAGTTTGCCCCACTTGTTTACCAAGGGCATTTGGGCTAGGCACTCTATCATAGTTTAAGTCAATGAACCCGCCTGCTGTATTTTCTGTAACTGAACCAGTAAAATATTTTACTGTTTCAAATTGTATCAACATTTCATGTTGCAACATGCTTTGAGTATCTGCTGCAGCGTGTTCGCCGTGTGCAAATCTAGTTATAATAGGATTAACTAATTGATACTCACTAAATTGTTGTTGGTACAAACTATATATTCTAATAGATTGAATATATTGATACGATTGAGTAGCCCCAAGTCCGGACAATGGTCGTGGACTATACCCCCACTCAAATGTTGGTCTTGTTTGATATTTGTGTTGTGCTGAATAAGTAGCATCGTTGTAGTCTGGATCACGATAAAAATAACTATAATAGTCATACCAAAAACTTCTGACAGTATCGGCTTGATCGTCGTGGAACACAATGTTTACCGGATCATATTTAATTTTGTGTTGACTAATGTTTACACGATTATAAGCATTATGGGATTTAGTCTCAACAGTAAACTTTGGCAACGATACACTTTTAACTATCATGCCCATCTCTTGGGTAAAATTTGATTTATTGTTGTTTGGTATTAGATTTGTAATATCTGGATTTAAATCAAATTCAACGTAGTATAAAAATCCGTACTTTGGGCTGAGCCTATATTGATTATTTGTAAAAATCTTAGAGGCGTGTTTGTAATCTTTAATTACAGTACGTGTTGATCCAGCCGGATTTGGTCTAGTAGTCATACTAATATTTATCTCGTAAAAAAACCCGGGGTTTTAAGCCGGGTTTGTTTTATGTAAAATGTAAATTAGTTAACCGAATCGCCAGGTGTTAGTGTAACAACGCTTGTACCAACTCCGCCACCTACTGTTTGAATAGCGTTGTCAAATTTGATGTTACATGCAATTTGTACAGGATCGCTACTGCTATATGCCATATCACCGTAATCAACTGAGCTTAAGAAACAACCATCTAATTCCCACGATTCGAGAACATTAGGAGTTGTGTTTCCGTTACCGCCATCAAGCATATCAAATACAAGTTGGAACTTGTAATCAATACCACTTGGTGCACTTGATTGCTCAAGGAAGTCAAATTGCTTTTGTATCTGCTGTCCAACTAGTTTGCTTACTGCACCAGTTGCGTCATCGCGGAAGTTAACAGTAGTTTCTTGCCATTCTGGTTTACCTTGCAAGAATACTTTACTGTTATAAACTTCAATAGTAATCGGATTAAAGTTTACGTTGGGACGCTTAATGTCCGCTACTTGCTTGGTTAATTCAGTGGTTGTGTTAGATACGCCAAAGTTAATAAATGTCGCTCGGAAGCGATATTTTAATTTTGGCATTAACAAACCCTGTGAACCAGGTTGTGCTGCTAATGGTACTGTAAAGTTACTTAATGATGCTACGGCCATGTTATTCTCCTATTACTATTATTTATCTACTATCTTATGTCGACGCCATACCCAGGCTAGCAACGGTACCAGGATTATACAAGGCAATTGGAATGTAAATAAATTCAACATCTTTCATTGGCTCAATCGCTACGTCTACATAAAGTTGGTTATTTGCTATAATGCTTGGTGTATTGTTACTTGTGTCGCAAATTACTAGGAAGTCGTATAAACCACGCTTGCTTAGTACATCATGCAATGCACTTTCAATTTGATGGGCTAAAGTTTTTCTTGTAATTTGATCATTTGGCTCAAACAAGAAACCATTGCTTACAGATTTAAAAATTGTTCTTAGATAATTTTCTAAGCGAACAACGTTAATTCTATTTCTTGATGTTGAGTCACCTGACTTAGTTTCTTGGCCCCACACAACTAAACCAGTGCCTGGTAATTGTGTAATTGGGTTAATTTTTAATGTGTACAATGCATCGCGTAGACCTTGGTTAACACCATTGTGTATAAATGTTCCTGTAGTAGCATCAACGTGTCCAATATCTGACAAGTTATCAACTAAACCACGGTGTACACCGGCTGGTGCAAACCATTGATAGCTTACGTTATCATTGTATAAGAATGTTCTAAGTGCTGCATGACTTGATGGGACCGCTACAGTATTACCCGACAGATCGTTTGTCAATCCAGCTGGATAATATACAGCAAGATATGGACTAGCAGTTGCTAAACCATCACCATTTGTATTTGAATTCCATCTTGAGATGGCTGTTGTAGTTGGTTCCAATGTCATCGGTGTATCACCAATAACAAATCCGGTATTAGTACGGTCATCATTTAACGCAACTAAATTATCAATCAATTCTGGATATCCAGGAGCAACTAATAAATTAAAGTTGTAGTTATCTTCGCGCACATCTACGTTACTATCCACTGCACTTTGTAATGCAGCAACAATTAAACTTCTTTGTGCTGCGGAACCAGCCTTCATTACACCATTTGTATCTAACCCACTGACACTAACCCACGTACCTTCATATGTCGGTAAGTTGCTTGATGCGTTTGGTACCGCTGGTAATGTTGGGAAACTTGATGCGTTGAAATAATCTGCCACATACTTTTTAATATTATATCCGCTACGACGTGTATTAAACAACAATGCACCACGTGGATATAAACGATAGTCCGGAGCATCCTGGTCAATAAAGTTGCTTGACAACATTGCTACGAGACTTGGAATGGTATCACTGATAACATCGGATGTTCCTGTGGTATCCCATCGAGCATCAGCAAACACAATACCATTGGATGTTATGTGATCTGTATTATCAATTGCCACCCACGTTGCTCCACTATATCTATATAGGCTTGGGTAATTCACTAGGTCACTACTATCTAACCATAAATCGCCCGCTACTAATACTGTTGCATCGCTTTGGCTTGTTGGTTTTGTTGCACTAACAATAACGCCAGCTGGATCAGTTGCGGTTAAATCATAACCACGTGCATCTGCTGTTACGCCATTTCTGTAACCTTTCCAACCATTGTTATTAATCATAATATCAATGTCGGCTGGGTTGCTATAATACCATAAGGTACCAGAATCTGGTGCGCTATACGGAGCAGACAATGAATATTTTATAGTTGTAGTAATTGCTACCCAATTTGAAATAGCAACGGCGCCTGTACTAGTCATAGTAAAGTCACTACCCTGGCCCGCTACAAAGCCAGCTGTTGCAAGTGGGGTTCCGCTTACGTTTGTTAATTGTATTTGGCCGCCTGTTGTATGTGTTATTGTGATACTACCATTGCTATTAAGTCTTGCAGTAACATACGGAATGTTTGCCGCTAAAATATCAGCAACAAATGATGAAGCTGTGGTTCCGGTTAATGTAATTGTGTGGGAAATTAACGTAATGTTTGCTGCACCTGGAATAGTTGCTGCCAATGTAAAGCTATTGCCAATTACAAATGTGCCAGGTGTTCCGCTAGTACCTTCAGTTACTATATCATCAGCATGTGTAAATGTTTGTTCCGCAAAACGTAATCCGTTTGCTGTATTATCACTGACACCAATATGTGTAATCACTGTACCGTGTGGAATATTTACGCCACCACCAGCTGGGTCTAAGCCAGCAATTGCATCTGCAAAAAAGTTAAACAATGGAGCAGACACAGGAACCCACGAATCTAACGATGCGCTGTACTTCTTAAGTGATGGGCTGTAGCCAACACCAGTTGAGCTTGTTTTCCACCAAACGCTACCCATTGGGCGAGGCTGTGTATCTGTACTTAACCAGCCACCAGTAGGTTGCTGTGCATAGTTACCATAAAAGAATACCGGGCACCAGTATGTACCTGCTGTAATACCCATCTTATTAAGAGGAGTGTTTGTAGCGTCCGATTCAACTAGTGTTAAGCCACCGTCTACAGTTGAGCCGTTACTTTTGGATGCACTTGTAGCAAAAAGAGTTAGTAAACCGCCTACTACAGATGCTGTAACACCAGTAATTGCCGCAGTATTAATTGCACTGGCAATCACACTAAGTGATGTTGAACTAAATGATACTGTTGTGCCATTAATAGATATGCTACTTGCCGCCGGGCTACCGCTTAATGTTAATGTTGGGCTCGCAACGCTTGCCTGTACCGCTGGTAAAGCACGTTGCCATGCATATGATCCAACTTGTACCCAAGTATTGTTTAATGTGCCAGCAACTGTGGTGCATTTATAAAATAAACGTATCGCGGCCGGAACAGCACCAGAAGTAGTAACGCAAACTAATGCAAATCTACCAGGTTGTCCAACAGATGCAATTGGAGTAGATATGTTGAAACTTGTTGAGCTTCCATACATATCAACGTTGTTGTTGTATACTTCAGCTGGGTCTGTGATTAACAACGGAGCCTGGTGATTAAATGTACCAGGTGTAGTTGCTGTATTTAAAGCATAAAGACCAAATTCAGTATTAGCCAAATCTAACCAGAATGTACCATCTGCAACGTTGCCAGCTGGACGAATACCTGTTCCAGTTAATTGGTTAAGATCAATGTCTGCGCGGATTGCATATAATTGGTTACCTAGGCCTAATGCGCTGTATGCTGTCAGTAAACCATATTCGTTTAGCTCGCCACCGTTAATTGGTGTACCAGCAGAACTAAGCTGGAATGTTGGTGTGCCCATTGCCGTCACTAAGTCACGTTGACTTGTAAATGATTGTAATAGACCAGCGTTAGCCTTAGTTGTACCCGTTGCTAATGCATTGTTGTACGTTTTATCTTGTGCTGTTGCTAGTAATACTAAGGGAACAGATCCTACGTTACTATTAACGTATTGACTCTGGTCATTAATGGAAATTTGAATTCCTGGGGATACTAGTGCCATGGTGTTTTTCCTTTATAATACATGTTAAAGTTATTTATTATAAAGGATCAAAATATAGGTAGTTGTAGGTGCCTTGGCAAAGGTTTGGGGGTAAATACTGTATGCTAAAACGAGATCTATGCCCTATATGCCACAATAACCCCGTGGCTGTTAACTATATTCGCGATGATGTCTATCATTATCGCAATAGTTGCACGGCATGTATTCGACGAGGGAAGAAACTTCCAAAGTTACCTCCTTTATGGGCAAAGACTGGCTACAAGAAAAAAGACAGATGCGAGCTTTGTAACTTTAAAGCAAAATCAATGAAGCAATTATTTGTATATCACGTTGATGGTAGCTTAAAAAATGTAAATTCGTTTAATTTAAAAACAGTATGCGCCAACTGTCAAATTGAATTAATCGATCTTAAGCTACCATGGAAGCCAGCGGCTATTGTACCAGATTTTTAATGTTTGTATACAGGTCTTCAATGGACCCATTGTTATCTATAATAACATCAAATTCAGTGCCCACCCATGCTGTTTCGCTAACGTGAATACCAGCTCGCTCAAGCCTAGAACGACCAGTAGCCCATGTTACGTTATTTCGTTCTCCACGATTAAAATTAATAGCATCATTGTACCATTCCGGTAATGAACCACGTTGCACCCATACTACTTTCCCGCCAGCATCTTTAATAGACTTAATTTCGTTTGGGAATCGGCAGTCGCTAATAACAATATTGTCTTTACTAGTTCGTAGTTTGTTCTCCACACTGGCAATCCATATGTCGTTGTGAAACGCTTTGCGGCACACTTCCGTTCCCCACAATTGTAATACCAACCGTGGGGTTAACTTAGGCTTTTTTAAACGTTCTGCCCACCAAGGATCGACTTGTTCTCTCCACTCTCGAGCTTCTTTAGTTCTGCCTTCGAGCAACTCTCGATCCCACCCAAACACAGCCGCTACTGCATCCTTAAGGGTTGCCGCAAACGAATCTCGTCTAAATTCATGGAAGTTAACTAGGTAATCAGCAACGGTGTCTTTACCGCTACCAATAAAACCGCAGATGCCAATAATCATAAAAAAGCTCCTAGTGTATAGAAGCTATTTTTACATAATAATTTAGTAAAGTCAAACTATTTTTTAGATTTATTTAGGGCAATTGCACCAACTGTACGGTGTGGGCTAACCTTGTGGACAAAGTCAGCTTCTTGGCTACCACGCGGACTGATACGTTTGCTTTTTATGCCATGTGCTTTTTCTGTAGCATCAATTATGGCTTCGCAAGCATCGGTGTATGCTACAGTTATCAATGATTGACCGGCTGGCCCTTCAAGATCAGGTGGGTGATGAAAATCCGGGGCACCGCCCATGTTAACACCAAATTTATAAGCATCATATGGATCTGAGCTTTGTAAATCTTTATGTATTTTCATCCCAGGCGTAGCAGATATTTGATCTGCTGGTAATTGGGATTCAATGATAATTTCTGTGATCTTCATACTATACTTATCCTGTTACCCACGTCAATGGTTGGCTACCGTCGACATAGTTCTTTAAATCTTCTTCTAGCTTTTCCATTTCAGCAACTGCTTCTTGTTTAAGTGCATCGCCGTTCATTGATGCTCCGCCCTGCGGGCCAGCAATAGTACTAAATTTGCTACGTGCTTCTCCAATGATACGTTTAGCAAAACTATAAGCATATTCCTGTAACCACGGAAATGCGTAAGTATCATTAAAAATCATTTGATCTGGCTTGGTATTGTATATCCAAAGTAATACCGTTTCCTGTTGGTCCAACGGAGGATTTTCTCCCTGGAATGGCATTTTACGTACTAGAGTTAATTTCTTAGTAACTGGATTAAATGTAAAATTCATGTAACCACCAAACATACGCATTGCTAATTTTTGATAGTCCACAAATAATTCATAGTTAGTTAAGCCGCCAACACGGCCGGCTTGCAACATGTAGGTATTTAAATATCCACTGGCAAACGGTTCAAACTGGCTGGCTGTAGTTCCTGTCACACTTCCAATACCGCGGCGAAATACTGCACGTACTGTCTGTATTTCCTTGGGCAGTATATACTCTTGCGTTTCTGGCATTAGCTGTAAAAACGCATAACTTTCCTCGGCGGAATTTTGTGCTTTTTGGCGATACTTAACAAGTGCCTGCTTAATGGACATCTCGTAGTGTTCTTTATCTAGTTCAACATCAACGATACCATCACCAAGGCGCATACGCACGTAGTCTGTGATTTCTGCACGTTGTTTATCGCTACTGTCAAGCACCGATCCATCAAACGCTATATGACTACCAGTTTGATGGCCGGTGTTTGCATCAAAAAGACTCTTTCCGGTTATGTTACCACCAGTGATGTTTGCTTCTGATGTGGGTGTATTTGGATATGGTGTCGACATTAGTTATTCCTGTGTACAGTATTTATTACCGCACACAAGAACCCTATGCCGTTTTAAGTAGCAATACGTCTACGCTTATACGCCCGTTGAGCCTAGTTTCTGTTGCCTTGATGTTCTCTAGAAACTTACGCAAGTCTATCTTACCAGCTTTTGCAAATTCTTTTAGCTTTTCCTCGGGTTTACGCAATGTTTTGCTAGTGGACTTAGTTTCGCTAAAGTTAATAATGCTAGTACCTTTAACACTTAATGTTTGGTACTGGTCCACCGAAACATACTTGCCCAGTTTACGGGTTTTTGTATTATAAACCCATAGCTCTTGTGCGCCCACAATGTCTGCGGGGTTTATGCTTACAAGTTTAAGGCTCTTATCTTCTTTGGCGTACTTGAGCTTGGCCACGACCTTTTCTTTGCTTACTGCACGTTTAACACGTACCTTTTTAGTGGCTTTTTTAATTCCACGGTACTGCTCAATCTCAGTTAGTGTTTGGTCGATGTATGCAAAGTACCGTTTGAAATCGGCTGTTTTAAGATGGCTATATCCTTCTACCAATTGTTCATCTTGTTTTTCAAAAGCCATTTTAAGCTCATCAAACTTGGATTGGAACACTTCCTCGTATTTGTTGAGTTGGCTTTGTGGCACGTTATTTGTAACAAGGAAATCGTACGTTTTAAAAGTAAACTTTTTATTTGTTGACAGCTCATCATACTGGCCTTCTAACTCGCCAAGTAGTTCGCTGGTTTTTTCGTTAAGCCTATCTTGAATAGTGGGCACGTATGCTTTGGGTTTATCCGCCGTTACTTCAATCACTTCAGCACCCGCCAGTTTAATTGATTTACGAATATTCTCCATAATATATTCAAGATGTCTACCGCGGAACGGCATTCCTTTTCGGTGTGCCATAATTAGACTACACGCCGTTTGGTTTATTGTTTTATCTCCGCTACGTATAAATGCTTTGATATCATCTTTAGTAAATTTAAGCTCTGGATCTTTCATCCATTCAACGACATGCTTTTTACAATCCTTTTGACTGTAATAGTAATTGTAGTAATAAAAACTTTGGCGGAGGAAATGATCAAATTGTTCATCGGTCATTGCCTTGGCTCGTTCAGTGTCCCACTCGGGCTCAGTGCCTGTATATTTTTCATCAGCAAATAGCGGGTTCCGTTGAACCTTTACTTTCGCTCTTACTGTTTTACCGTTGAGTTTCATGTCTTTCCTTCACTAAGGGTTTATATGCAAATTTATTACCGTGGGCATCATACAATGCCATGTGCTGTTTCCAACCAATTGTGTCTTTTTCCAACCAAAACCAATCCAGTGCTTGTTGATCTAAGGCACCCCAAATGTTTCGGGTAGTTAAAAAATCCGGCTGCATCTCTTCTGGCAGTCGCATTAACATGTTACGCATTAGCCACCAATCTGTATTGTAATCAAAACAGATTATACATTCTTTTTCATATTCATGCAACCATTCTGCAAGCTCTTTGGCCACAGCATAGCGAGTGCCCACTACTCTATCTTTATGCTTGCCCAATAAAGGTAACACATTTTCCCTTACAAATCCAGTACATGCTTCGTTCCTGTAATCTGTCAGTTCAGCATAGAATTCCCGACCGTTTTCGTCAACTAATCCAATCGCGATTAAGTCGCACTCCGCTTCAGGGAAATCCGTAAACTCTGTGTCTAAAAATACAAGCATAGTGCTATTATATAGCAAAATCCTTTTTTGGTCAACTACTAACTAGTATAGCAAACATTAGATACTGCTCCAACAGGGTCAGAGATTCGTCAAATTTCGTCAATAAGTCATTGTATTTAGGGGTTATTTTGCCCGATCTGCGACAATTTATAGCCTCTTTACTAAGCTCAGCATTAAAGCGATCAACGGCGGTATACATGCGTTTTAAATCCAGCCGTTGCTCGGGCTCGGAAGCTATAATACGACACCGAACAGCTTCCATCCTAGTTTGTATTTCTGCAAGGCTAGTAGACATAATGCTATTATACGATAAAATGGTATACTTGTCAAACCCATAAATACTACAATATAGGAATTGCTATGCCACGTTTAAGTCTATGGAAAGACGGCGCTCACACAAACGATTATAAGTTTATGGATCGCAGAATCAGTGAAATGTTTACCATTGGTGGTACTGGTATAATGTTGAACAAATACCTTGGGGTAAACACCCAAGGTACAAATTTAACCACTAGTGCCGCACAAAGCTCGGCAGGTAAAATTCTCACATTTAGTAACACAGTTGGTGTAAACAAAAAAGATTTTGTTTTTGGCACTAACATACCAGCTGGCGCAAAAGTAGCATCAATGAATACCACCAGTGTAACATTGACTGTAAACACAACTGGTATAGTAGGCACAAATACTATAATTGGCTTTAGTTCCGATGCAACTAAACCAAGCTACGTAAATCAAAGCGAACAAAATATACAAGACTTATTATGGTTAGAAAACCGAGATCGTAAGTACGATAGTAGTGTTTACAAAATGCGCGGTATATACCAACGTGCAGATCAAGATTTTGATTTAAGCCAATTTGGCTTGTTCCTACAAACCGGCACCATCTTCATGGTGTTTCATTTACGTGACATGGTTGATACTGTTGGTCGGAAGTTAATTGCCGGTGATGTTTTAGAGTTACAACATTTAAAAGATTACGATGCGTTGGATCAAGATGTTCCGGCTGCATTAAAACGATATTATGTAGTAGGTGATGCCAGCTTTGCCGCTGAAGGTTTTAGTCCAACTTGGTGGCCACATCTATGGAGAGTTAAACTTAATCCATTGGTGGATAGCCAAGAGTACAAGGACATTTTAAACCAAGTTGTTGCTGGTACTGCCGATACTAAAACAAGCGATATATTAAGTAGCCTGTCAAAATATCAAAATATTAACAATGCTATTGTTGCACAGGCAGAGGCAGACTTACCATCCTCTGGATATGATACTAGTAGCTTTTTTACATTGCCAATTGATGGGCGTGGTAATCCACTAGGCGAAGTAATTACAGCAGATAACATGGATATTGAAGCAGATAACTTAACACCACTGGCAGACGGTGGAGTTGCTAGTCCGTTATCTAAAATGAATGGTTACATGGTTGGCGATGGTATTGCACCAAATGGTTTGGTAACCGGTGCAGGCGTTGCCTTCCCAATGTCACCATCCGAAGGTGATTATTACTTACGATTAGATTACTTGCCAAATCGTTTATTTAGATTTGGTGGAGCACGGTGGGTTAAAGTTGAGGATTCTGTACGTACTAACTTAACGCCAGGTGCCGCAAATAATCTTACACAGCGTAGTAGTTATGTAAATAACACTAATACATACGTAGATGGTGATGGCAATACTCAAAATGAGCGTCAGCCCCTAAGTCGCGTATTAACTCCCAAGGCCGATAATTAAATGCCAGTCCAATTTGCTTACGATGGCCAGATCCGTCGATTTGTTATGCAATTTATTCGCATACTATCAAACTTCCAAGTTGAATTTGGAAAAGATTCTGCAGGCGATCGCACACTACAAACTGTGCCAGTATACTACGGAGATGTCAGTCGCCAAGCGGCAATGATACTTCGCGGTAATAGCGAAAATACGTTAAACTCTGTTCCTGCTGTTGCTACATATATCTCGGCACTGGGATATGATCGTGATCGTTTACAAAATCCGTATTACGAAGGTGTTATGCGAGTTAGAGAGCGCACATACGACGATGTCTCACAAGAATATACACAAAACCAAGACAGCATTTATACAGTAGAGCGCATGATGCCGGCGCCATACAAACTAACCATGAAGGTAGATGTTTGGACCAGTAACACCGAACAAAAGCATCAACTACTTGAACAGATCTTACCATTGTTTAATCCCGGTTTAGAAATACAAAGCACAGACAATTACATTGACTGGACTAGTTTAAGTGTAGTATTGCTAACTGATGTAACGTATACCAGCAGAACCGTACCAGCAATGGCAGACGAAAGTATTGACGTTGTTTCATTAACATTTGAAATGCCCATATGGATTAGCTTGCCAGCTAAAGTTAAAAAGATGGGTGTTGTATCGCAAATTATTGCCAGCATATATGATGACCAAGGTGACCTAAGCATAGATATAATAAACGGACAACAAGGGTTAATGAGCCAACAAAGATTCACTCCTATGAATTACGAAATAGTGTATATGGGGAATACCTTAACATTATATCAATATACTGCCACTGAGAATTCATCTGGAGAAATTCGTGGACAAAAGATACCATGGAAAAATATGATTAATATGTATGGTAAACTTACCAATGGTATTAGTCAAGCTAGATTGACATTCCCGTATCCCGGTGCATCACATGAGATAGCAGGCACAGTTGCGATTAATCCAACAGATGATACTCAATTATTGTTTACTCCGTTTACACCAACACTACCTGCCAATACACTGGCTCCTGTTAATGCAATTATTGATCCGTACAATGTCACTGTCAACAGTGATATACTAAATCCAGCTGTTGGTACACGATACTTAATTTTAAACCCAATTGGAGATGCTTCTAGTGAAAGCGCAATTGCATGGGCAGGAACTGCTAGTGGCAATGAGCTGGTGGCCAATGCAAACGACATAATTGAGTGGAACGGAACATACTGGCATGTTGTATTTGACAGCAGAGAATCAACTGTACAATATCTATCAAATCTAAATACCACAGTTCAATATCGCTGGACTGGCGATGCCTGGGTTAAAAGTTACGAAGGATTATATAAAGCTGGTGACTGGAGTTTAGTATTGTAATGATCGAATCGCACACCGAGGGGTGTGGTGCATTGATATATGCTAAATCCACTAACCGTTATCTTTTCCTGTTACGTAACAAATCAAAGCATTCCGGATCATGGGGAATAGTTGGAGGTAAAATAGAATCCAACGAAACAGTTATCCAAGGCTTGGTGCGAGAGATACAAGAAGAAATTGGTGTTAATTATACCAATGCAAAATTTATTCCGTTAGAAACATTTACCGCAGACAATCGTAAATTTGTATACTATACTTTTCTAATTGGTATAAAGGATGAATTTGTTCCTATACTTAACGAGGAACACAGAGGATATTGTTGGGTTGAACTTAATGATTATCCAAGGCCACTGCATCCTGGACTATGGCGTAGTTTTAATTTTGATATCATTAAAAAGAAAATTAAAACGTTAGAATCAATATTAAACTAACCAATATCTGCTTCTATTACAAACTCTCTAAACGTAATTTGTCTAAAATTCATTAGGCTATGAAATACATCACTTGCATACCAATCTTTTGTGGGCATCACACTAACAAAGTCTACATCAGAGTATGTTTCCATAACAGATTTTAAAGTTATGTTCCAAAATGTTTCATCTTGTTCCGCTTCACTCGAAGGATAGCCATTTGTATTTTTGTATACATTATTAACCGGGCCAAGACCGTGACATCCATCGTAGCCCATTAAAAATATTTTCTTATGTCCATCAAAACATGCTAGATATACAGCTAATGCACCGGCATCATAACTTACGTTTTGTGGGATTAAATAAAATTTACTAGGGTACGATATAATGTGCTCACCGTTTGAATATACGATATGGTTTTCTGTATAACCAGACTCTGCAATTTCTTTGACTATTGTGTCGCCAACTGCCACTAAAAAATCTGGGGTAAAATCTCTATATAACGCATTGCACCCATAACTTTGCAGTTTATCTTTTGCAAGTAGCCCGCCGCGGTGATTGGCAATATGTGTTAGATCAAATTCTTTTCGTGTTTCGCCGTTGCCAATGGCAATAGCTTGCCCTGTGGTAAATGTATTGGATACCTGTGTAGGAACATGTTCTGTCAATGGAACCCACTCACCTTTTGTGTACGATAGTTGTGTGATAACGCTTTCGCCGGCGTATTCACTACGATACATTCTTTTTAAATTTTGCATTTAGAATCTCCCCACGACTACTTCAATCGTTTCTATTGTGTTAGTATTTATCGTGGTTAATGCTTTCCCTATAACACACCCCGGAACAAATTTACTGTTATCTATTGCTTGTGCGACCCCCGGAATATCGCTAGTGACCACAATTTGTCCTTTACGCACTGGGCCAATTACACGACACGGAACCCGCCCAGTTAATGCAACTTCTAATCCTTCGGCCAAGGTATTCATACTATACCCGGGATTAGTGGATATCACGCCTGCTACCGTGGTATCATAACTGGTAGTTGATATCGTGATTTCTTTTTCTCCACCAAACACAACAACGGTACCGGGAGGATAATCTAAATCGGAACTGTACTTTTCTGCTAAGTCGGCGTAGAGTGCTTTACTGGCCGTACCGTAAAGCGTTCCGTTATCGCTGTCAAGGAAGATACGTGGCGTTCCTGCAGAACATACATACATACCCCAATGATTAGCCGGGGCGCCAGTTGTCGATGCAATGGCAAAATTACTAGTATATGTATAACAGTAACCAATACCGTACATAGTATTTAATGTACTGCTAGTTGGTACATAGCTTCCGCCAATACTATAAATTGCCCCGGTCGTTGATACTGTTTCAACTGACGCATATTGTCCATCTAGAAAGCCGGCAGCTGCCGCGGAACGTTTTAATGAGCCGGAGGTTGTTATAGCTCCAAATGTTGGTGTTGCTGATGTTGCAACACTTTGACCGATGCTAAAAGTTACTGCGCCTGTTGCGCCCGATACGCTAACTCCGGTGCCTGCAACAGCACTCGTCACTCCCGAATTGGTAATAGTGACTGCACCGGTTGCTCCTGACACGCTAATTGCTGTACCTGCCACCGCACTTGTTACACCGGCATTGGTTAGCGTAATTGAACTACCTAAACTTACGGCGCCGCCGCCACTCATACCAGTACCGGCTGTTACGGTTACAGAACTATTAACTAGACCGGCATTTGGCAATCCAGTACAGCTGGTCAATGTACCAGAAGAAGGAGTTCCAAGAGCTGGAGTCACCAATGTCGGGCTGGTCGAAAGGACATTATTTCCAGAACCAGTGGAAGCCGTAACACCTGTGCCGCCTTGGGCTACCGGAATCGTTGTAAATCCAGATCCAATGCTACCCGCAGTCAATGCACCAACTCCAGTGATACCTGTATATGATCCAGAGATTTGAGCACTTGGTACAGTACCACTTGATAAGTTACTTGCGTTTAATGAAGTTAAGTATGTACCTGTACCGACATGGTTAGCACTAATGTTACCGACTGTGCCAGCATTTAATGTACTTGCTATAATAGTACCAGTTAGAGTTGTGCTGGCCGCGGTAAATGCTCCGCTTACAGCCAGTGATGTCAAGGTACCTACACTAGTTAAGCTACTTGCCGTAACACCGCTTGCTAATGTTGATCCACTTAGTGTTCCGGCTGGTGCAACTACCGCGGCAGTTGAGGTAGTACTAACTCGCCCATATGCGTCTGTTGTTATAACTGGAATGGCTGTACTGCTACCGGTTGTAACTGCTCCTGGTCCAGTCAGTGACATTGTTATGTTGCCAGTGACAATACTTAGGTTACCAGGGCCGCCAGATGTACTGGCTACCCGAGTGCCGTTATCATAAACCCCACGACCATATAATGTACTTTGTACATCTGTATTACCAGTGGTCGCAAAAGCACCAGTTACTGTAATCGGATTAGAACCGGTGCGTCCAATATAGTTTGTGGTGTTGGTGCTACCAAACACAAGATAACCTTGCGTACCATCTTGCTGGCCTTTTAGTGCCATGGTGTTAGCAATGTTAACATCACCTAACCATACATCGTCCCCAACTGCATAGTTTGTACCATTTCCGTTGTTGGTTGCATAGAATTGGCCTGCGGTGATGTTACCAGTTGTTACATGTGCAGAGTTACCAGTAAAATAATAAAGAGATGCAGCACCAAGGGTGCCGCCGCTGTTGTATTGTACTTGTCCAGACACCCCAGCAGGTGAACTTCCACCACCACCTGAACTAATTACGTTGTTATTTCCGGCCCAAAATAAGCCGGCAGTAGTATACAGTCCTGCATTGACTGTTAAATTACCATATACTGTTGATCCGCCTTGTAGTTTTGCCATAGTAGTGTATTTATCGTTATATTCCGTAGCGTCTGCGTAGGGCATTAAAGTTGTTGGCTACTTCGTCGGCTGATAATCCACGATTATATGCCATAAATGCGCCCACACTACCACTGGCGTATCCGGTAGTTCCCATATTTGTACTATCTATAGCCATCAGTGGAAAAAATGTATTGGCACCGGGACTTGACCAAGAAATATTATTGGTACCAACACTTACGCCGTTGACATAGGCTGTGGCTGTAGTTCCGTTATAGGTAATTACTAGATTGTACCAGGCATTTAAACTTTGAGTTGATGTTGCTATCACCGTATCTGCAGCTCCAGTCCATTGTCCAAATTTTATTACACCGGTTGCAGATATTTCCATAGCACTATAGTGATAGGCTGTGTTAATAGTTGCCTGACCTGTGACAGCCACCAATTGGCCTGCACCTGTTGGGTACACCCACAGATTCATGGTATAGGCATTGAAGGTAGTAGAATTAAATAGTGTGGTGCTGTGAGTTGTAAACTGGCTACTTGCGCCGGCAAAAGTTAATACTGGACCGCTGTTGTTGTAGGTATATGTTGGACTGTTAGATAATGTGTAATTTTTACTATTAACAGTTAAATCATACCAAGTTGATCCTACGTTGGCAAAACTAGCCGACTGTGTAGAATCCAACCAAACCATCACCGATGAATCTACCACTGGCGCTCCTGTAAACTCATCAATTTCCGTATATACTTCTGCGGTGCCGTCGTTGACTTGTCGTTGGGCCACTGTTGTTCCACGATTAAATGGTCCTATAGCAGTCCAGGTAGCTGTGCTATTGTTGGTTACGGTGTAATTGTTTGGGCTGTTGTCTTTGATAAAGTTAGCAGAGTCAGTGGCATTTAGCAGTAAACTTGTGCCTGGTATAGAAGGTAGTATTGCCTGCGGTGGAGTAAAGTTGGCGGTGTAAACTGCTGTGCCGTTTACTACGCGAAGATTGGAAATATATCCTGGAAAATAAAAAAAAGAGCCACCATTATATCGACCTACATTAACTATTGACGTTGTTCCTGGAGTATAAGTAGTTGTTCCGGCCAATACCCCATTTACATAGCCACTTGTGGTTGTTCCGCTTCTAACAAACGCAATATGATTCCAGGCATTTATTGTGGGAGTAACTGCGGACATTGCCGTTACGCCATTTACTCCATCGTCGGCCACTAGTTGATTAGATGAATTTTTCCACAAATTAATTCCACTATTGCTACCATTGTTAAAACTAACTATAGTGGTTTGTGTTGATCCAGTTGTCCAGTAACACCACATCTCCACGGTCCAAGTTCCGGATAAATTTGGACTTGTAGCAGACAAGTATTGTGTTGTTCCGTTAAAAGATATAGCACCAGTGCCCAACGTAACTTCATCAAATGCAGAAGCATAAACTGTATTAATTGTTGTACGAAACTTAGCCGGAGAAATTGATGTATACTCGTCAAATGTTCCGTTGACAAGTAGTGTTCCAGTTTTAGTTAATCTAGAAGTTAAAGTTGGCATTGACTATCCAAAAATTGTGTCAATGCTATTTGCTGTACTGTTGAATACTGTGTACGCACTACTCACAGAGTTTGCTTGCCATACATAACCTACACGATTGCCAACATATATGTTACCACCAACTCCGACACCACCTGTACTAACTATTGCGCCAGTTACGTTTGATGTAGATGCTGTACCACTGGTACCAACAATGTTTCCTGACGCTATAATAGTACTTGATGTTGTTACTGTTGCGCCTGTTAACGTTGCTCCAGCATTACCAATTGTTCCAGCATTCAAAGTTGATGCTATAATAGTACCACTTGATGTAACGGCACCAACACCCAATGATGTTAAGGTACCAACCGATGTAATATTAGGTTGGGCCGCAGTCTGCAACGTGCCGGTTACGGTAGCACCTGTATTACCAATGGTGCCAGCATTTAGTGTACTTGCAATTATTGTTCCGCTTGATGTAACTGCACCAACAGCAAGTGAGGTTAATGTACCAACCGATGTAATATTAGGTTGGGCCGCAGTTTGTAAAGCACCAGTTAAAGTAGCGCCTGTGTTACCAATGGTGCCAGCATTTAGTGTACTTGCAATTATTGTTCCGGTTAATGTTGAACTGGCCGCGGTAAATGCTCCGCTTACAGCCAGTGATGTCAAGGTACCAACTGATGTAATATTAGTTTGGGCAGCAGTTGATAGTGTACCGGTTAACGTAGCACCTGCGTTACCAATCGTTCCAGCATTTATTGTACTTGCAATAATTGTGCCGGTTAGTGTAGCACTGGTACCAATATATGTAGCACCTGTATTACCAATTGTGCCAGCTTGTACCGTACTTGCAATTATTGTTCCACTTGATGTAACTGCGCCAACGCCTAATGATGTTAATACTCCCAATGATGTAACGTTTGGTTGTGCTGCAGTTGATATTGTACCTGTTAGTGTGGCACCTGCGTTACCAATTGTACCTGCTTGTACTGTACTTGCAATTATTGTGCCAGCGGCAGTAAGTGATATTGTATTAGCAAGAAATAGTGCGCCTGATTTAATTGTTCCTAAGGTTATTCCAGTAAACACGTTTCCTGTATCATTGCCAGTGTCGTAATACGTTAGATATCCAGTATTATTTACTCTACCAAGGAATCCGCAATTGTCGCCATTGGTCACTGTGTAGTAGTGAAACTTAATACCAATATCTGCGCCGTCATTTGCTACCAATGGTGTTAAATCATTTGGAGTATGTAAATTAATAATTGGATCTTGTATACTTAAACTTGTTGAGGCAATGCTTACGCTTTGGCCGGCTACTGTTAAATTTCCACTAACTACTAAATTGCCTACTGCTGTTGTGGTTACTCCAGCAGTACCAAAAGTAACTAATCCAGCCAATGTTGTGATATTTGGTTGTGATGCACTTGATGAATTTAGTGTTCCGTACAATGCCGCATTTGCATTACCGATGGTACCAGCTTGTACTGCACTAGCAATTATTGTTCCGCTTGATGTAACAGCACCAACACTCAATGATGTTAAGGTACCAACCGATGTAACGTTTGGTTGTGCGGCCGTTTGTAAAGTGCCGGTTACAGTAGAACCTGTATTACCAATGGTACCAGCTTGTACTGTACTTGCAATTATTGTTCCACTACTTGTTATCGAAGCAGTAGTAGTTGCACCAGTAACGCCCAGTGTTGAATTAAATGTGCCAGACGTAAATGCGGCTGTACCTGGTGTTACATTACCAATGGCTTGTGCTTGTAATCCTCCGGTGGTTGCTGTTGTAAATGCGGCTGTACCAGGTGTTACATTACCAATGGCTTGTGCTTGTAATCCTCCGGTGGTTGCTGTTGGTAAAGTTGATGATCCACTTACAGCAAGAGAAGTTAATGTACCAACTGATGTAATATTTGGTTGCGACGCTGTTTGTAAAGTGCCGGTTACGGTAGAACCTGTATTACCAATAGTACCTGCATTTAATGTTGATGCTATAACAGTACCGCTTGATGTAACTGCACCTGTTACTAAAGATCCCGAGTATACAGCACCGCTGATTCCGGCGCCGCCTGTTATTTGTAAAGCACCTGTTCCTGTGCTTGTGCTTGCTACACCAGAACTTAAAATTAAATTACCAAATCCTGCAGATGCAGTTGATGATGATGGGGTTGCTCCTGCCGCGGCCAACGTAAATGTTGCACCGGACTGATGAGCTAAAGTAATACCCGAGGATGTTGTGCCTAAAGTTGCTCCACCTAGATCAATTGTATTACCACTTAAATATAAAGTTCTAAATCTTTGTGTTGGGCTACCCAGGTCGTAAATTACGTTTGCACTTGGTAATATGTGTCCAGTTGTTAGGTTTCCTGTAATTGATCCAGTGCCGCCAATATTTAATGCACCACTAATGCCTGCGCCGCCGGCAACAACTAATGCGCCAGTTGTAGTATTAGAACTAACGGTTCCAGAATTAGCAACCAAGTTACCAGCAACAACTTCAACCCCAAGGACTGTTTCTGTTTGTCTAAACAATGCTATCCCGGTAACTGTGAGATCACCTTGTACTGTATGTGTTCCACTAACCAATGGCGCATATCCAGTGATAGCAATATTACTGTCAGTAACACCTGTGTTTGACGTAAACGAAGTAACAAACGCATTGCCCGATTCACTCCAGTATAATGCAACGTTTGATACTAACCCGTTAGCACGATTCATTATGAATCCAACGTCTACGTTGGCTACTGTCGCACCGGCATGTAACACAGTGAGTGGATCAGATCCTGCAAAAACGCTGGTATCTAGTTGCCCTATTCGTGGTTTAGTTAATGCCATATTTTATACAAATCCATAATATTCTATGTATTTATTAAAAAAACAAAAGGGCCCGTAGGCCCTTGTTGTTAAAAAATTGCTGTTAAAGTCTGCCAGCTACCACTTCAATTTGTCCTTTGGCCCCTGAAAAATCGCTTAATGCCTTGCCAATTACAGTTCCCATTCCTGGGTTATCCTTGGATTTGGCATAGCCAAATCCGGCACTAACCATCATGTCGCCTTTCTTAACTGGACCAATTACATTACATGGTACACGACCAGTTAATGCAACCGGAACTACGTTGGCTCCGCTTAGTCCACCATTCATCAAATGTGCTGGATTTGTAGATACTACCCCAGCAACAGCCGATGTTTCTGTGCTGGCTAAAGTAACTTCATATTCTCCGCCAAACATTACTACAGTTCCTGGTGTATATAATTTGTCGCCTTGGTAATTTTCTGCCAAGTCAGCGTACTGTGCTGTTGTTGCTTTACCGTACATTGTACCAAAATAATTGCTTACACTACCAATGTCGCCGGTCCCCGATGTTCCGCTTTTAACAATAGATGGTACTGTAATTTGTGTTGTGAAAGTTGGGCTTGTACCAAAAACTAGTGCGCCAGTTCCTGTTTCATCGGAAATAATTCCAGCAAGTTCTGATGAAGACGTTGCTGCATGAACAGAAAGTTTATTAGAAGTATAAACAACTGTTCCACCGGTACCAAATGCCACAGATGATGAATCAGTACCTGTAAAAGTTAGTGTATTTGATACTGATAATGTTTTAGCATTTGTAAGTGTTAGTGTGCCAGTACTGCTTGTAATAGTTAATCCATTGATACTTGTTGCCAGTGCCGCGCCCAATGTAGGTGTAACCAGTGTTGGACTGGAACTAAGCACCATGCTACCAGTTCCAGTAACTGAGTTACTTAATGCAACACCACCATATGTTAATGCCGATGATAATGTAGTTGCACCAGCTATGTTCAATACCCCGCCAACATAAGCGGCGCCTGCAATACCGGCGCCACCGGCAACTTGTAAAGCACCGGTTGTGGAACTAGTTGATGTTGTTGTTGGAATAATTCTAACGTTTGATGTGCTTGCCCACATTACCTGTGTGCTTGTACCCGAGTCACCTGCGTATACACGAATTACATCGTCACCTGCGCCTGCGCTAGATTCTGCTGTAATATATGCTTTACCATCAACAGACTTAACACCACCTAAACTTGACCATGCGCTACCTGCACCAAATCCTTCAAACGAACTAATGGTGCTGTTATAACGAATCATACCTAGCGTGGCTGCGCCTGGGCGTTGAGCTGTTGTTCCAGCTGGAATTTGTATTGATGTTGTTCCTGTAGAAACTAAGTTTCCACCAAGATATAAGTTTCCGCCAATACCAGCACCACCAACAACCACTAATGCGCCTGTTGCTGTTCCTGTGCTGATAGTACTTGCACCTGCAACAATGTTGCCGGTGCCGATGATTGTACTTGTTGTGCTAATTGCACCACTAGTGCCATCGATTGTGGTTGGCCCTACCGTTAGACCGTTACGTACTACAAAGTTATTATTTGCCATGGTTCCATATTCCCCGTGTCAGCATTTTGTTAAATTACATTCTTCCTACTACTACTTCAATTTGTCCTTTGTCTCCAGTAAAGTCATTTAGTGCTTTACCAATTATTTGACCAAACTGTGGTGTTGTTGTTGACTTAGCGTATCCGTTGCCTGCTGATATCATTAAATCACCTTTCTTGACTGGACCAATTACATTACATGGTACACGACCTTGCAACGCCAATGCTATAACATTAGTTCCAGTTAGCTCGCTATTCATTAAGTGAGCTGGGTTAGACGATACAATACCTGCTACTGCTGTTGTATTTTCTGTGGCTTCTGTAACTTCTTCCTCACCACCAAACATTACCACTGTACCTGGTAGATATGTATTGTCTGCTTGGTAATTTTCTGCCAAGTCAGCGTATTTGGCTGTTGTTGATACACCGCTAAATGTTGTCGCATATACTGTTGCAAATGTTGCACCAGATCCTCCAATGTCGCCAACGCCGTTTGTACCACTATGAGTAATACTTGGTACTGTGATACCAGCAAATGTTGGACTATTACCTGTACCAATTGCTTGACCAATGCTAATGCTACACGAATCACCAGTTGTGGCGCTTACCGAAACGCCTGTGCCAGCAGCAATACTTCTTACACCAGTATTAGTAACAGTGACCGCGCCAGTTGCACCGGACACACTAATTCCTGATCCTGCTACAGCACTTGTTACACCACTATTAGTAATAGTAACTGCTGTTGTAGCACCTGTGGTTGTTTGTGACGATAAGCTAATACCGGTGCCAGCTGTGGTGTTAACTGTGGTAACTGTGCGTAAACTGTTATCGTATATACCTTGGGCATATACTGTGCTAGTATGTGCTGTGTTACCTGAAATATTTAATGCAGCCGCTGTTATTGTACCAGTAAAGGTTGGGCTGGCGCTTAATACGTTATTGCCGCTACCAGTTGATGTTGTAACACCAGTACCGCCCTGTGCCACCGGAATTGTTGTAAATCCAGTTGTAATACTACCACTCGACAATGCACCAACGCTTACCAATCCAGTCATTGTGGTAATGCTGTTTTGTGTTGCTGTTGATACTGTACCAGTTAACGTAGCACCTGTGTTACCAATTGTTGCAGCTCTCACGGTTGATGCATCAATTGTTTGCACAAACTCAGTTGTTTCAATTGTTGTATTGTTAATTGTGCTTGTTGTACCATTAACTGTTAAGCAACCTGTTATAACAAAGTTACCTGCGGCAGTTGTGGTTATACCCGCAGTACCAAAGCCAGTTAATCCAGTCATTGTGGTAATGCTGTTTTGTGTTGCTGTTGATACTGTACCAGTTAGTGTAGCACCTGTGTTACCAATGGTACCAGCGTTTACTGTACTTGCAATAATTGTTCCAGAACTTGTGATTGCAGCCGCTGTTGTGGCTCCAACTAAACTTGTGGTGCTAGAATGGGTAACAACACCACTGGCTGTTATAGCACTGGCACTCAATGTTCCAGTAAACGTTGGGCTGGCACTTAATGCCATGCTACCAGTGCCAGTAACTGAGTTACTTAATGCAACACCACCGTAAGTTAATGCCGATGATAATGTAGTTGCTCCGGCTACGTTCAATACACCACCAATGTATGCCGCACCAGATATACCAGCGCCGCCGGTAACTTGTAATGCGCCAGTTGACGTACTTGTGCTTGCAACACCGGAGTTAGCAACTAAGTTACCAAAATTAGCAGTACTCTGACCAGCCGCTGATCCAGTTACACTAAAGCTACCACCCAATGGGTTAGTAATTGTAACTTGACCACCAGTGCCACTAATAGTTGCACCTGCTAGATAAATGGTACTACCACTTAGCCATAAATCTTTCCAACGTTGACTTGCACTACCTAGATCGTAAGTTACGTTTGCACTTGGCAATACTGAACCAGTTACTGTTGTGTTGCCACCAATATATGTTGCCCCCGATACTCCAAGTCCACCACCAACTATCATAGTACCAGTTGATACACTTGTACTTGAAATGCCTGCATTGGATAGCATCGCACCATTGCTAAACCACTTAGAGCGCAGTACTGGGCCTGACGAACCTGCATATACATAAGCACCGTCATTATCAACGCTGAATGACACATAGCCATTTATGCTGGTTAGTTGTGTAACAGTTGATGTGGTAGTTAATCTACGTACATCAATTAGGTCGCCACTTGCAGGTGCTTCCGTGAATGTCATTGTTGTGCCACTCACTGAGTAAGCCAATGTTGGTATCTGTAAAACACCGTTAATACTAACGATTGTACCTGCTGTTGTTGCTGTACCACCTAGGGTAAAGTCAACTTGACTGCCAGTACCATTAAAATTCTCATCGGTAATAATTGTAAATGATGTTGTAAATACTACCCATGTTGTTCCATTGTATACTTCTAAACCATTTGAGGTACTGTTATATCGCAACATGCCAGTTGTGTCAGTTCCGCCGATTGAGCTTGGTCTCTGGGCATTAGTACCAACCGGTAACAAGATAGAGTCTGTTGAATTTATCTGTAGTTTTGCGCCGCGAACTGCTGTTGCTGATGTTGCAGAGTTACCAATTATAACTTGGTCATATGTTGCACTTGGTTTTGCCCAAATTAATGTGCTATCGTTAACACCTTTAATTATTGTGTCTCCACCGGCTACTTGTGTACTATTTAAAGTTGTTGCTTTACCAAAGAATACGTTAGCAGAAGCGCCAATGCCGCCAACTACTACCAATGCACCAGTTGTAGTACTTGAGCTGTCTGTGCCGCTTCCAGCAACAACGTTTCCGCCGGCAATAATTGTGCTTGACCCAGTTATTGTTGTGAATGCACCACTAGTAGCGCCAGTTGCACCAATTGGTGATCCATTAATGCTACCACCTGTGATAACTGCGTTGGCTGTGCTAAAATTAGTTACTGCCACTGTTGTAAAGTTACCAGTACCTGGTGTTACATTACCAATTGCTTGAGCTTGTAATCCACCTGCTGTTGCTGTGCTTAAAGTAGTTGCGCCAGTTACCCCTAACGTACCAGAAGCAGTAATTGTTGTAAATGCACCAGTACCCGGAGTTACGTTACCAATGGCCTGTGCTTGTAGTCCACTTAATGTTGTTGCACCTGTAACCCCAAGAGTTGAACT